TCTCGTCAATCAACTCCCTTGGTGTCGAGTCCCTTGCTTCGTTAGACATTACCGACTCCTTTCTTCTTTTGGGCCTATTCTACGCCGTTCTCGTCACCCGCGCTACAAAGGGTTTAGAATGTATCACTGTCCAGTCCATCTGGTGCTTGAGCCGTTCCCTGAGTCTTGATACCCTAGCCGCCAGCGTGCATTTCTCCGTTCCCTGGAATGGCCCCAGGGTGCAGAGGAGTTCGGGATGCTCGATGGTCACTGACTTGCCAACGGCCAGGGCGGTCAACTGCTCCTCCAAGGCCTCGATATCCTCGTCTCGCTTCCGTCCTACCTGCCCATGCAGATAGTGGCCGTCGCGGGCTATCGCCACGTCCTTCTCGGTCAAACAGTATCGGCATGTGTGGTGTAGACCTTCCACGTCCCACCAGTGAACGCCGATGGGCGAAGCGGGGCACTGTGCGGCGGCTAGGGCTTCGGGCGATGGTATGGGAGTGGGGGGCATTGTCTTGAAGTCATGGGAACGAAGATTGGCATAGGTGAGTTGAATTTCGGCGTAGGCTTCGGTGTCGGTGTCAGTCATGGTTCACCTCCTGCACGGGTCTATCCTTCCATTCACTTCTCGATAGTACCTTCCCCACTGGTTATAGAGCGTGAGGATGTAGTCGGCAGGAGCACCCAGCTTCTCCGCGGCTAGTAGTTGCCAGTAGATTACCCTGGCGTGACTAAAAGGGTCAGCAACACAATCGGGACCGTCCTGCAAATGGGCTATCTCGTGGACGAGTATGGATGCGTCCTGAGAGCTACCTGTCACGAAGGATGACCCCCAGATGGTAGGGCGTGGTTCCCAGACCTTTGCCCACCAATAGCCTGGTGTAAACTCAGGATGCTCCACTATCAAAACCTGGTGCTCATCTGCCCACGTTATCCACGGGAGCGTAAAGGCTGTGGCACGAAGGCGGGTCTTTGCCATCTCGACGCCAGCACAGAACCTGAAGCTGCCCTGGCAGCTGGGGACAGGATGGTAGGAGTTGGCCTGCGCCGTCTGGGGGATGGCGAGCAGGAGCAGTGCTAGAACCAGGGCGAGTGTGACTTTTACCCTTTTACCGCTTTGGAATAAAGTAGACATCCCAACTCCTTCTCGACTCGCCTTACAGCCATTGCGATTGATTCCCCTGACATACATGATGTCTGGTGCTTCTCGCCGTGGGGGTAGCAATACAGACAGACTATTAGTGGTCTAATGGTTGTCATGTCGTCTCCTTTCCCAACAATGCCTCAACCCACTACTTGCTTTTCCAAGGAATACAGTAGATACATAATCCTGTAAAGATGCTCTTAGAGCGGTCACACCTAGGGCAGATATTGAGTCTCACTTAGCCTCCTGTGCTGAGAGAGCTTCGCGTGCCCTGTCAAGTTCCTCTTTGTACTGCGGGCCTTGATATGGCCCGTTATGGTTCTGGTAGAGGAGCCACACGCCTTTGTATATCTCATTGGCATGAATAAAATCCAGCCGAGTTATAAGAGTGGATAGGGCTGTCTCTAGCTCCTCCGCCCGCTTCTTCTGTGTCCCGACCTCGGAGCGCTGGGCTTCATACGCCCTAGCTAATGTCAGCGTAGCATCTGGGTGTAGTTGTGCTAAACGCATCATATCTTCTAGGGTCAATACCCCTGCGTCCACATCTTCAACCACATGGATAACATGGAGAGCTAGCTCGTGGTCACTCAGCGCCTTTCTTTCACTCATGTCGTCTCCTTTCCCGACAACGCCTCAACCACTACCGCCAGGGCAGCCTCGCCAGGGTCTTCGCCCGCTTCTAGGGCATCCACAAAAGCTACCTTTATCGCTAATTGCCATTTGTAATGGTCAAGATGGGGCCACGCTGCCCGCACGTATGCCCAGGGGTCTTGCGAGGGTATCCAGCCACGACCTTGACAAGAGCACTCACGCCCAAACTTTCCAGGGACATATTTGTGTTCCTCCGGAAAGAGGATATCTGAATCGAAATACCTTACGCCACACGCCACCCGCAGTCCAAACTTGCCGTCGGGGTCGAGGAGCGGTATTCCATCGGCTTGGGTCAGCTCGCAAAGCCGTGGCAGGGTGTTGGTGTCAGTCTTTATTGCCATATCAGCCTCTCCCCTCTACCACGAGCACGACCTGTAGCCTTGCTCCATACCTGACACATACTACACCAGTGGGATGGAATAAATGGCTGGTCTACTCCTGGGTGGTGTGTTTGGTGCGCTGTATGTCCACACGCCAATATGTAGGTATCATCAGTGTCAGACAGTCTTACCAGCACCCTGTCAGTTGGCTGGTTCATTATTCTCCTCGCTTTCTGGGCTAATATCTCCACTCCAGTGGCAGGCGTCGCAGTAACAGTTCCAACTCCACCGCGCTTCATCGTCGGACGCTTTATCGTCATGGCTAAAGGGCTGTGCTCCATGCGCTCCATCTGGTAGGCGAGCACCACAGCCTGGACAAAACCTAGGACGAGGGGTAGTTTGCGGTGTCATGGCTTCACCTTAAGAGCCTTCTCCAACTCTTCTATGCGCTTCTCTGCCGCCTCCGCTTGATGCTGCCATTCATTACGCTCTAGTGCAGTATGAGTTACAAGTGTCGAAAGCTCGCCCGCAAGTAGATTACTAGCCTCGATTTCTGAGCGCAGGGCTTCATAAGCCTTAGCCAAGGTAACCGTAGCATCGGGGTGTAGCCTTGCTAAATGCACCATATCTTCCCACGTCAGTACACCGTTATCCACATCCTCGACAACATGGATAACATGCAGGGCTAGTTCATGGTTGCTCAGCACCTCACTCATGGCGTCTCCCTATTCTGTATATCAAACGCTTCCAACTCCTTGATGCGCTTCTCTGCCGTCTCTAACAACCCGACTATGGCGTCGAATTGCCACTTCCAACCGTCAGCATCCTTAGTAACCTTCTCCAGGGCAACACGAAGTTCCGCAATAGCGCAGTCGTAGTGCGTCTCCTCACATCCCACCCAGTGAGAACCATCGCCACCCCTTATCATCTCTTGTTCAGCCACGCAGCACCTCCAATATCTCGTTCCAATCGCTCGGCCTGACGACCCTGGCAAACAGACCACATTCCTTGAACGCTTCTAGCCAAGCTGTTTGATCTGCACTGGGTTGACCCTTGGAACTCTTGCCCTCCCATATAAGAACCATGTGTCTCACGGGATGCACCAATACTAGGTCAGGGAACCCCGCGTCGCCCTGAATGGCCGTGCTCCACTTGCCCCTGCGGTTCTGCCCAGGTCGCTCGGCGTGGACTAGCCAACCGTGAAGCTTTGCCACTTTCACTATCTCGGCCTGGAAGCTGGCCTCGGAGACATTGGCGAGTGGCAACTTTTGGGAGTCTGCTGCGGTGCGGGTCACGCCTGTGCCTCCAATGTCCGTTTCGGCGCCTTAGTATGTGCTGTGCATTTCCATTCCATTGTTCGCACCGTTGCCGTTGGTAGGCGTTCTATGCGATAGCCCTCACGAATTGCTTTGCCTATTTCCCTGGCGGTGTCTCTGCGATGTTCGAGTGTGTCCACTATTGCTATCCCCAGGCAACCACAGCTCTTCCAACCAACTAGCGTATCGGGTTCTGCTATGTTCATGGTCAAGACTTCTCCCCTTCCCTTCGTGGCATACGCAGTGGCAATAGGTCCAGTGATAGTCTCCGTGACTCCCCTTGGCACACCGATAGGACTTGACCTGGTGATGGTTCAATCGGGCAACTTCCTGGTAGGCCACGTTGTCATGTTCCTAGCAAACATTCTAATTTCAGCAGCGTGTCGTAAGTCTCCTGTACTCACCTCGTAGAGGCCGGCATAGTACATGACGGCAATCGGAGCCAGAATATCCTGTGCCCTCAGAATGAACACAGGTTCATCAAAGGGAAGGGGTGTTCCATCTGGTTTCAATAGCTCAAAATCCCTGTATTTTCCCGTGATGTCCTTTGGCACGTATTCCTCCCTTCTACGATGCGATTCGTGCCCCCTGGTGAGCCTTTCTATCAGCGACCTACCGCATGCTTACTCGCCATATGCCGTTGTAATTGCCTGAATGTACGGTGGCAGTGAAGGCAGACTCCCGCATCCGCTCGTTTTGCCTGCTTTGTGCGCACACTGCGTTCAGCCTCCAGGGTAGCCTCCGCGATGAGGCGCGCACTGGTCTCCCCATTTGCTCTCTCTTCTGCCGTTGCGAGTTGATGGCGCAGTCTATCGGTCTCAGTCTCCGTATAACTCCATGAATGTCCATAGGCACAGAAAATTGAGCCGTGTACCTCTTGGAGATGACCTATTTCGTTCTTCGTGAGTGCGGCAAAGTGCCCACAGTGAAGAGGTATTATTGTGAGGGACACCGTCTTTTCAACCGTTACCATCGCACTCCTTTCAGTAAAGCACCAGGGTTCGATTCTGACGAGGCCAGAGGTGGGAGCCTTACGGGATGTCCTCTGCTACTACCTCGGTGTGTTTCGAGGCCAGATAGTCAACGGCGTTAGGCCAGGTCTCGTGCATCGTGAGAATTTGAGCGGGTTTTTCAACGCCCATGTCTTTGCACAAGTCCTCCCAGGTCTCATAGCCCCAGGTGTCTTTGGCCCACTCCTTGAAGCCGAGTAGGGTTTCAGGGGTGGTCTGGTCATCTTCAACCTGAGCCTGCCGCTCCTCCTCAGTAGGATAAAGCAAAACGGGTACTTCATCCTCTGCGGCAGGCATTACAGCACTGGGGAGCTCGGGTAGAGGCGCAAACGTCAGCTTCAACATATCGGCCATAGTCTCCCTTGACCGCAGTTGCAGGACACGCACCGTCTTTTTCTTACCCTCCGGCGCAACCTCCATCGGTTCCAGGCTGAGGACTAGGGGGATACCCGATACCCGCCCGAACATCTGCCGAATCATAGCGAGAGTCGAGTTGACGTTCACCATGCCGTGATACGAGGATGTGTCTAACTGCCAGATGCCCAACCCCGGCACTCTGGGCAAGATGAATTGCAACATCATCAACTCCCGGCATTGCTTTTTCTGGTAGTAAGGACACGCCTGCCCAGGACATGGTATATCATCTACCCATTCAACGGCCTTTGCCTGAGCGGTGGCGATGTCTCCCGTAATCTCACCTGTATCCTCCGTCCCCCGTTTCGTAGCCACGTCTATAAGGCGGGCGGCTCGTTCACCGTCGCCCTTGCAGACCAGCCCCCTAGTCTGACTGTAGGCACGGTAGAACTGGGATGCAAAGATTGCCTCGTCCTCCACCGGGAACATGATGTCCAAGCTGGTAGGTTGTGCGCCATAGATTTTTGCAACCTCATCTGGCACAACAAAATACTCTGTCGCCTTTGGGTACTCCACGCCCCTGGCATTGGTGACCTTCTCGCCAAGGTGAATCTTGCCCAAGCGGGGCAATCGCCGTGTTTCCGATAAACCATGTATAGGACTCATGTGCTCTCCTTCTTCTGTGCTTTCCGTCTCTCCCAACACTCGGCTACGTCGCTACAGTACCAGACCTCTCGCCCTGCCACCGTCACTGGACGCAGTTCATCGGCCTTGCTACTGCCACAAAAGTGGCAAGCAGGGACAGGCGTTTCGATGGTGGTGGTCATTTGCTCTTCCTCGCTTTGATTCGCAGTCGTGCCTCCCCGTAGACCTTGGCCTTCTCGATGATGGCGTACACGTCAGCGCCGTATTTAGCAGAAGCGTTGAGACAGCGCTGGTCCCACCGCTCAGGGACTGCCACTATCGCGGTATGCGCCTCCGTGCAGCACTCGTTAATTACCTCTGGGGGTAGGAGTTCCCGCAATGCCTGGATTGCCACTATGTCTATGGTGGGTGTGCCTCTATCCAGCTGACAGTCCAGAGTTTCGTGCGGGATAGCGGTAGCGCCCCGCTCGTGCATCCTGTTCTGTAGCGTCATCTCGATGCGCTGCCTCTGCTCCCGGGCGTCCATCTCGGCCTGCTGGAATGCCTGCCATAGATTCAACAAGTCGTGGTCGGGTTCAAGATTGTAGTCTACGGTCGTGGTTGTCATGGCATCTCCTCTGCTCTCTCGTTGTAGTAGGCTTCTCGGTCTTCGGGCATGTCGTCAAGAATGATTTCCTCTTGCGCCTGCCTCATGGCCTCATAGCGGTGTTGGTATCCTGCTACGTGTCTCCATGCTCACTCATGCGCTTGGTTGTGGCAGTAGTAGCCGTCCCAGGGGCAAACCAGGTCGCAATCCGAGTTAACGTTACAGTTGGGCATCGGCGTCCCCTTCACTGATATACCGCTCGCCAACGTCAAAGGCACCCTTTGGACTGTCCCGCATAATAAGGGAGCGAATCAGGTCGCCGAAGTAGGGATAATCGTCATTGCGCCCGCCCAACTGCTCCTGGATATAGTCGTCCACAAGATAGCCGTCTTTCTGGAACAGATAGGCTTGTCCGCTATTGCCAGAGACTACGAGCCACCCATCGGAGACAGTACCCATCCGACCCATTGAGAGCCGACTTCCACCAGTCCACGGGACAGCAACAGCAGTATATCGTGTACCGTTGCCAGGCTCGTACTCTCCTATGGTGCAATTACCGTTTACAGTTATTCGTGGTCTCATTGTGCTCCTTTGGTTCGTTGGATATGGCGCAGTTGCGAGATGCCCGCCTTGACCTCATATCCGTCCTTAGGTGCTGGGCTAACCTCGATTTGCCAGTCCTCACCCACCAGGAACAGCGTAGGGCGGTCTACAAAGGGCACGTATTTCTTGACTAAGCGTTGTGCACTAGTGTAGGCACGATAAGCCTCTCGATTCTCCTCTAAGCTCAACAAAGCGTCGAGGAGTTCGGTAAAGTCCAGCTGTACAGGTGCGTTATTGTTATTCATCTCGGTCTGTTCTCCCTTTCTCAATCCGGTTCACGACGCTCTCGGCCACCCACCAATCCCGATGGTTGACCTCATCCCGTACTGCTGGCAAGGTGCTGGCCGATATTCGCATCTGTAGCGCGTTCGTTGTGATACCCGTTATCTCGGACACCTCACGAAGCGTATAGAACCGTTCAGGTGGAGGTGGCAGGTGGACGCTCCCGACATGCGTGACCATCTCGTGCAACGAGTATCCTGTCCAGGGGCAGTACCCGCAGGCCAGGTGATTCACGGCGTGTCGTCGCTCCTCATCTTATGGAATGCCATCCGAATCCCGTCTTCCCGCGCTACCCAGAGAGTCTCCCACTGGTGGTCTCTATGCAACTCCCCATAAAGAAAGCCCACTGCAAATCCTCCGAATACAGCCAACACAAGGGCAAGGCCGACGAGAAGCTGCTCACTTGATGCCGGTTCGTAGAGCGTCATGGCGTCGCCCCAATGCCGAGGGCGTAAAGAGCTTGGCACAAGATACTCCTGGCTGACACTGGTATCGCAGCAGTCCCTGACCCCTGTTTGTAATTCTCTGGATCGGTTACGATGAGCACGGCCTCCACCAGCGGTCTCACCCACTCCCGGTCGGCATCACGCTGAAGACTCGCTATCTCTTTCCGTTCATCTCCCACACCCCCAGACATGAAGTGGCGATAGAGTGGCAGCACCTTCTCTTTGTTCAGTTCGCTCATGCCGATGCCTCCTCTGGTCGCTCTTTGATGCGCTCCATGACCAGGCCGATGTGCCCGCAGTAAAAGCCGCTGTGTTCGCTGCACCGCAGACCCGTGGGGTACTCCCAGACCACCACGCAGGGGTGAGCCTGCCTGCCATGCACCGACGGATCCGAGCAGAGCTGCCATGTGCCGGGCGTGGGACAGGTGATGGTTAATGTGGTGTTCACTTGATTACTCCTTCTGCCCGCGCATGGGACAATATATCACGCGCTTTGATTAACCACTCTCGCCCTACGGCAGGTTCAGCCCATGCCTCTGGTGCGGAAACCATCCCGTCGTCCCTAGCAATTTCTCCTAACACTCCCGCCATCTCCGCAGCCAGCGCCATGTCTCGCATAGCAAGATTTCCAGCCAGGCTCTGCGCCAGCTTCTCACGGAAGGTGAGGGATGAAAAGTCGGCCTGGGGCACAACCTCGGCCTCCACGGTGAGTTGCCGCAGGATAAATTCGTAGAGAGTATCAGGGCTGTTCATCTCACGCCTCCTTCTTTACCTGAGGGCCGTAGCAGGTGGAGTGCGCTAATCCAGCCCTCTTAATGTTAGTTCCGCCCACGCGCTCCTCATAGAGTTGCCCAGGGACAATAGGCTTGAAGCAATACCGACACATGCCCCGCATTGTCCGTGCTCGCTTGGGAGGGTGGTCTTTTGTGCCACTATGCCCTATTGCCATCTCATGCCTCCTGCTCGGCCAGGGCTATAGCGGCGCGAATCATCTGCGCCTCTTTTATCCTCTCTCTTCTGCATCGTCACAATGACAGTATGACTACCTAGGGACTGTGGACATTTGGGCAGCGGGAAGCTCAGCGTGAAGCGTTTCCCGCAGACCTGGCATGTTGGCCGTTTGGCTATCCTCATCTCACGTCTCCTTCTTGTGGAAGCCGCCGTGACCTGCGGTCAAGGTACAGACTGCGCTGTCGTTCTCTATAGGACAGTTGAAGAATGAAAGGGGACGGTCTTCTATACCCTCTTCGCTCTTGGCATGGGTTCCACAGAGCATGACCTTACCCCCCTCCAATCTTTTGGAGACATTGGCGTTTTTCTTGCACCGAGCAGTCCAACTATGGAATGCTCCGTAGCTGCCCGCAGGTATATGGTCTACTCGATACTGGCACTTCATCTCACGCCTCCTTTGGCACTGGGTCGAAATTGCTGTACTGGGCATGATGCTCTGCTAGGGTTACGCCCAGGTCATACATTTGTCTCAGGGCTATTTTAGCCCAGGTACGTTGGTGCTCCGTTGTTAGGCTATTGAGCAACTCCCTCGCCGCTTCCTGGCGTTCATCAATGAGGGCTTTCCGCCATTCACGCTCTGCGTCCTCCAGGACACGGACAGCAACAATCACCTTATCGTACTTGTTTACATCCAGTGTCATCTCACGCCCCTGTTGCTGGGTTGTACTGATTGTCGTGGTCTGCGAGGGCCATTTCGACCTCACGTCTCATCGCGTCTGTCTCCCTACTGTAGGGAGCGCCCCCGGTATCAGTGTAGGTCTCTAGCGGATAGGGCAGCGAACCCTCGCCTGGCTGGGAGAGGACCGCTATGAGGGCGTTGGGATAGCGAGCCTGGAGGAATTTTTGCAGGGAGTCTTGATATGCCCCTGCATCCCAGTCCTCTGGCAAATTGCCCGTGAGGAAACCCACTGAGATATACGGCCTGTCGAATGATGCAAACTCATTTGTGTCCCTGGTCATCTCGTCCTCCTGCTGTTCGATTCACAGGCACTATAGCACAAACTTTACACCGTGTCAAGTGGTATTCACGCCTAATCCAAATTGAGTTTCAGCCAATTTTACAATGTGTATTGACTTTTAGCAAGACCTTGGTTTACAATCTGTTCTATGAGAGAGATAGAGATTCCTTCCGAGTTTATATCACTATCAGAAGCTGCACGTCAGTTGGGAATTTCGCGACCTACGTTGTACCTTTGGATTACCCGGGGTCGCTTGACCAGGTACAGTGTCGGTGGAGAACCGAAGCTCTTGCATGCAGAGGTGGCACGCGCAGTCCAAGAGAGGGCAGGGCGGATTTAGCTATAGGAAGCAGGCAACATTGGAAACACCGCAAGTTGGGGACTGGGTTAAAATCCGCTCAGTGGCGTTGTGCCCTGACGAGGGCAGTGCTCATGGCTATCACCCCTATGTCAAAGGACTTGAAGGGGTTATTGTTCGCAGGCTTGATCATGTACCGCCGCCACGATCACATCCTTGGCGTGTAGTATTTCTCAACCCCCCAGTAGAATTGCGTCCGGGCTGGGCGTACTTTAAGGCTACGGAATTAGACCTCATGCTCTGAGTACGGATTGCGGAGGGGTCCAGCGAGCCTATACTTGCCCCCATGTGATATAATGGAACTTGCACAGATGAGCCATAACTGACCCTGTGCCTCGCCTGAAGTGGGACGCCACTAAAGCGGACGCGCTTGAAGAGGGCGAGAATTACCCCCCCCAGTCGCTGAGGCGTCTGGGCGCGAGGCCCCTGGATATCTGCTGCTAGTGGATAGAGGGGGCCTCTGCATTTTGGGGCGAAAGTGGCGACGGAAAGTGCTTGACAACCCCATACTACGTCGTTGTACAATTGGGTCACTATGAGCAAATCGATAATAGTTGAGATTGTTCGATACCAGCATCATTGCGAACGTTGCGGGCGGGACTGGGAGTCCCTATCACCCAATCCTATAGCCTGCCGCTACTGTAAGTCCTACCTTTGGGATGAACCCCGGGGGCGCGCAACGGAGGCTCCTGATGCCCTGAGTACGGATTGCGGAGGGGGTCCAGCGAGCCTGATAGGATCTGGAGATTAGCTATATGATTACTGACCCAAGGCTACTCGACAAGAAACAGGATAAACAACGTGGTGGGCATCGGGGTAAAAGCCAGCGCATGGTGGACACCATCACCAAACTTGACCTAGAGCGCATTGGTGAGCATATCATCCAACCCTGGGAGGAAGATGAATTCAAGCCGCTCCTAAAATATAGGGGCACCTATACTCTTGGTGGGCTAAAGTCTCTCTACAATCTCTTTTGTGCAGCTATGGAGATGGAGGTGCCGACCATTGGCACTCTCAGTACTATTACCAAAGATAATGACTACTCGACTTCGGAGCATGATGGCGTATCCCGACTTGCTCATCTTACGGGCTTCCACTCTATAGTCCAAACGCCACGACTTCATTCCTTTGGCACTAGACTACTGAATTATCCAGAAGTTATGGAACGAACACCTCATCTGCGCGAGTACCTTCAGTTCCTCAAAGAGCAAGGCGGGCTGCGGGCAGTCACCCTGACACTCATTAGGAGATATGCTCCGAGAACACCAGACATTCTCATCAATCCCATATGGCCATATATTCGAGAGGATACACCACAGGACGATATGGGCATGGATTTGTTACAGGCCGTAGACGCCCTGGTTAATCGGTCTCTTCCAAAAGAGATTCGGGAGGACGCCTGTCAAGACTTGATGGTAGCCTTGCTAGAAGGAAAGACTACACTGGCAAACCTACCCGATAGTATGCCGGGGATTTTGAAGGCCAACTTCCAGAAGTTCCCTATGCGCTATGAAACGGGTTCCCTATGGCGTGGCGGTACTGCCTCATTAGACCGCGTATTCGGTCAAGACGATGAGCGGACCCTAGCTGATTTAATGCCGTCTCACATGGGGATTGAGGACTCTCTTTGCTGGGGCTGCGAGGGATCTAGCAACATCTATTCTGACGGCCTTTGTGAGCCATGTTATATCCAGGTGATGAACACCGCCCATAAGAAAGAGGCCATTCAAGAGTATTTTGACCACACGCCCATGCCTGTGCATCGCTCCGTATCTGTCAATGACGCGGTAATCGAGATGTTGGCGCAAGAGGGGAAAAGGCCAAGGGAGCGGGCGGGACTAACTAACCACACAAAGCACACTCGCCGAGACAGAGTGCTTGATACTGGCGTAACGCAAAGACAGGGAGCGCGAACCAAAATGCCTATTGATGACAAAGAGTATGTTTATGGGTCTAACGTTTCTGGTGGTGGGCACAGTGCTGAAAAGGCAAATCGTACGCGGAGCTCTCGTTATCAGAAGCGGGCAGTGACATAACTCAGGAGATTTCTGATGAGTATTCAGTTGATGGCAGATATATTCAACCTGAATTTGTCACCAGGACTCAAGCTGCTCCTTCTCTCCCTGGCCGATAATGCTAACGACGCTGGACATGCTTGGCCTTCCCAGGACACCTTAGCAATTAAGGTTTCTGCTACCACACGGTCAGTCCGAACACAGACCGGCATCCTGGAAGCTGAGGACTGGTTGTCTATAACCGAGGCTGCGGGTAGAGGTCACGGGATTCACTACTACCTGAATGTAGAAAAGATACGAGAGGAAGCTACCATAAGAAAGGCGGAAGTTGGTGAAATAAAAGCGGAAAAGGCGGAAGTTGGTGTAGAAAGGCGGAAGTTGACGACACGAAAGGCGGAAGTTGGTGTATCCGGGAACCATCAAGAACCATCACAGAGAACCATCAATAAGGAAAATAAGAACCCTTATAATCCCCCTAAAGGGATTGTGCCACCTTTACCGAGTTCAGATATGAGAGTATGTAGCTATTGTGGATGTGGGACGAAGGATGATCCACGCGGAGGCTTTACCTGGGATCACTTTCTCCCACAGAGTGAAGGTGGACTAGAAGGAGAGAATTTAATTCTGTCCTGCAATGCATGTAATAATATCAAAGGCAAAGCTATCTTTGATACCATTGAAGAAGCGCGTCTCTATATCCACAAAAAGCTATGGAGTAAACCTCGGCAACGCTGGATTGACCATCGACAAATCGCCTTTGATGGGTTGCCCCCACCTTTTGTAGATAATCATTTCCAAATCTTCTACCAACTCTACCCACTCCACGTCTCCCGCGTGGAAGCCGAGAAAGCGTGGACTAAACTGCGCCCCTCACCTGACCTGGTTGACACCATCCTCCAGGCCGTCAAAGCACAAACAGCCTCAATCTGGCGTGACCACATCGCAAAGAAAGAATTGCAGTACATCCCCTACCCTGCAACCTGGCTGAGAGGTCAAAAGTGGGACGACGAGATACCCGATGTCAGCACAGATGAAAGGCAAAATGGCAATAAAGCGCCTGGCGTTGACGCCAGGGAGTGGATTAGGCGGCATGGCCTACCAGGAACCCACGCAGAGGTTTGACGGTGGCAATACTGGACTATCCTGTAACAGGACTGGGATGAGATGGTGAAGTGGCGTGTAGGGCTTTATTCGCACGTTTTGAGGCATACCATGGGGCGGCTGTACCCCCCAACGGAGAGTGAGCGATGGTGAAGTACCGGCTTCTCGACACCTTCTGCGGTGCTGGTGGTGCAACAAAAGGCTACCAGATGGCCGGCTTCGAGGTAGTCGGCGTGGACATCAAGCCTCAGAAGCACTACGTTGGCGAGCATTTCATTCAGGCCGACGCCCTGGACGTGCTCTATGCCTTGGCGCATGGCGACTGCTGGGACGACCAGGACGGCCACACATGGCATCTGGAGGACCTTGACGCCATTCATGCAAGCCCGCCGTGTCAGGGATACTCCATAATGAACAACCTGCCCTGGCTGAAAGGCAAGGAATATCCCTTGCTTATTCGGCCAATCCAGGAAGTCCTGGAGAGCATTGGGAAGCCATACGTCATTGAGAATGTCATGGGAGCGCGGCAGAGAGCGAAAGGGTTGATGAAGCGGGGCCTGGAGGTTCATGGTCTTGAAGCGGGGTTTTTGTGTGGCTTCATGCTCGGTCTGCCCTTCCCGCGACATCGCCTGTTCGATAGCAACTTCCTATGGCTCGCACCCGAACATCAAGCACACAGAGGGAGATCCCCCATCATCTTCCCAACTCAATCGGGCAACGTCGACCCTTTTTACAAGGACGGTAAATCTATTGTAGGAGCAGGAAATAAGGGTAAGGGGTCGGGTCTCAGGGTATGGCAAAATGGTCGGGATGTTGGGGTGGGACATGCCAAGGGCTGGCACAGGGTAGCCGAAACGATGGGTATAGACTGGATGGCTCGGACTGAGCTTACCCAGGCCATCCCACCAGCCTATACCGAGTTCATTGGTAGACAGCTAGCTGAGTTTCTCAGGAGGATGAGCGATGGTAAAGTGGGGCAGTAGCCGATTCCACAGATGCCCCGTTTTGCCGTCCAGGGAAGTGCTGGCGTTCCGAAAAGGCTGCAAATGACTACGGAATCTTACGGACATTGCTCTCAATGTAGGAAGGTGGCTCTTCTAGGTGATGGACTATGCGTGCATTGTTGGGATGGGGAAACACCCGTAATTATACCTATTGATGCCCATAGGACGGTTGAGGTCAGCACAAAGCGGGACTTCAAAGCAGTAGCACGAGTGATTGCCCCTCGTCTACAGAAGCCCCGACGACCATTGCCCCCTCCCAGGAGAATCCCCCAACGCTACGGGAACGCTCGTAGCGGTTATCTTCCCCTCATAGCGAGCAGACTCATCCTGGGTGACTCCCAGGTTGCTATTGCGAGGGATTTGGGGATTACCAAGCAACGGGTGAGTCAGCTTTGTAAAGCATTGAAGCTGGAGGTAAACTTGCATTCGGCAAGGCACAGGCGTATCTCATTCCCTGTGGAGGTCTTTTCCGATGCCATGTTCATCCAACTGGCTAAGAGTGTGGCGATGAGAAAGGGCGATAATCGTGACGCCTGAGAGTCCAAGAGCAATAAACGGGACATCGGTATCATTGCCCCCTGGACACCTGTGGTAGAATCAGAGTGTGCTGGTGGCGAAAGAGAGACGCCGAAAGGGAATTAGGCTGAATCCTGGTAACAGGAACTGACCATGACCGTCCCTGGGAGAATGGCCCAGGGCCAGCACTAGACACCTGTGGTAGAATGAGGGTGAGCTAATAGCGACGAGGACGCGTCAGTAATCGTTATGAGGCTGGACGGAGCCGAAATAGGGGTGTAACCGTCACTTGAACCCCTGCCAATAGGAGGTCTATAGATGTCGTACAAGGCACGTTGCATCGGTTGCGGGAAATACCGTGTGGTCGTACACGAGGGCGAGGACGGGTCTCAGTGCAGGGAGTGCACACCCACCGAGGCTGAGATATCGTTCCGTGCAGCCCTGAAGATGGCGGCCACCTCCCCTCGATACATGGAACTGCAGGAAGCGTTTAGACATGGCAAAGAATCTTGACCCCGTGACTGGGCTGACGCCTCTCCAGCAGGCGTTTGTCTCCGCCTTTCGGCTGACTCATTCTGGCTCGAAGTCTGTTCGCATGAGCTGTCCCAAGGCGACAGGGTGGACGACAGCACGGATTGCAGAGCGAGCCAAGGGGTTCATGGCTGTGTCGGCAGTGAAGGCAGCAATTGCTAGGGATGCGGGGGAGGACGGCAGGGCGGCTGGTCTGGACAACCAGGGCATCCTCCGGCAGTATCGAGAGCGGCTGGACACCAACATCACGGACTTGGCAGACTGGGATGGGCGTCTTCTGACATTCAAGCCATTTGACCAGTTGACCCGTGCCCAGGCGAATGCGATTGAGTCTGTAAAGCAGCGTGTGGATCGTGACGGTACCGTCACGTTTGAGCTTCAGATGTACAATCGTGACGCGCTCCTGGTTGATGCGGCAAAGCGGTTGTGGCCTGTGAAAGGGCAGAGGGAAGAGGGGGAAACGCCGCCTGGTCAGACGAACATCTTCTTTGGACTCCCGTATGACGTACTGGTGTCGTTGAAACAACTGGCGCTCAGTGGGCGCATTGAGCAAGTCCTAGAACTCGTGGCGAAGGAGGTCCAGTGACGGCTTGCCAATGGGCTATACGAACCTACCCCTATATCCATCGTACTTGGTGGCGTAGTGTCTGGCACCGGTGTTTCGGGCACGGCCTGGTCTCAGGATTCCTTTACTGTCCAGCAGGGCAGGCTGACGGACGAGGAGATAATCGCATTGGAGGAACCCTGGGATGATGCTCGAAATGACCGCTACCCGCTTCTTCCGCCTATGCCAAGAGCCATAGCCGACGTTGCGACGGCGAAGGCGCTGTGGGCATGTGTGGAGTGGCTACAGGACACAGACTTCGGCCCAATAGCGGGCGTTCTTCTTGGGCAGCAAGCACAAGACACCGTAAAGATGGTGGTGTTGAAGCTGTCAAATGCGCTTTTAGAGGCCGGCATCCCGCGACCAGAGCCCGGGGAGGTGGGATGATGGAACCAATCATAACGCTCAGGTCTGATAACGTAGACGGCTGTGATTGGGAGGAGTGTCTGGGGACAGCCTTTCTATTGGCTACGGAGATTAACGAAGGGCTACGGGACGAAGTTGAACTCAGAAAACTCATCCAGGATTGGTGGTATGAGACCCTGGATAACCCTCTAACCTGGAGGGTGGAATGACCCTGCAGCCGATAGGGGGGAGTCGGTGGGGGCAGGGAGAGGCCGCCGTCACTGTTCTCTATCAGCCTCGCATTGTTCGGGAGAAGCGGGGCGAGGGCTGGTTGACGGTATGGTATCAGCCTATGTGGATGTAATTTGGAGACGAAAAGACACACATGGCCACAGGCGCCGACAACCCTAATCGTCAGTGAAGTGAGGGGAACCGTAATGGATATCAACGAGGCGAAGCTGACGGAGGAGGAGATGTGGGGCGCACTGCACCCCATATCTTTGGGAGATTGTATTCAAGAGGAGGCCGTACGTTCCGTAGCCGACGTTGCGACGGCGAAGGCGCTTCAGGTTGCAGGCAATGCCCTGCGAGAGGTGTGGCGAGACCTCTACGGGGAGGGGTTTGAATGTGACAACCCCGCTATGGAAAGAATCCTGGAGTTTGCTAAACGATTGGATGCGGGTATCATACGTCCAGAGGAGGTTGTGCATGACTCGTATTGAGCGTATCGTGATGCTGGCCTTTTGTCTCGTCTTCATGGGGCTCGCGCTGGCAGGGATATTGGCAACGCGTTTCGTGCCATAGGGACGGGGGGCATCGTCAACATGATGGACACTGCTCTGTTCGTTAAGCAACTTGACGCGGCGGCGGCGCAGCAGAACTTTGGCGACTACTGCGCTTTCGTACACGATAGGCCGCTCTACCCCCATCAACTCGCTTGGGCGCAGGAACTACAGAAGCCAGCCTCACGCACCCTCATTGTAGCCCCGCCTGGTTCATTGAAATCCACCCTCTGCGCTTATTACGTCGAATGGTGTATTGGGCGAGACCCGGATGACACCACGCTGTATCTGATGAACACTGCGGCTCAATCCATGAGGCAGGTGATGTCCATCGAGGATACGATTGAGCATAACACCCGATACCGCGCTGTGTTTCCAGAAGTGCAGCCTGATAAAGAGCGCGGGTGGAGCAAAGACACCTTGTTTGTGAAGCGTAAGGACACCAATAACCCCTACGCCACGCTTTATGGCACAGGTATTGACGGGCCGTACCAGGGAGTTCATATCAACCGCATCATCATAGACGACCCCACGGACCAGCAGGACATCATCTCTGAGGCCACGATGACCCAGCAGAGGCAGCGAGTGAAGGGTGTTATGGTGGACCGCTTGAAGCCAGGTGGGAACATCTTTGCCATACTGACTCGGTGGGGCATCATGGACTTGACCTCCGACTTGCAGCAGATTGGGTTGCGTCTCATCGAGAACCCCGCCGAGGGTAAGTACCTCTGGGGCGACCTGCTCTGTCCTGAGCTTTTCCCTCGGCAGGAGTTGTCTGCCCTCAAAGCCCAGAAGGGTGAGGGGATGTACGCCATGACGTACATGTGCAACCCCTCCATCCTGGCGCGCCAGACCAGCTATTTTGACGTGGACGCCATGACCGCCATGCTGGACGATTGTATGGAACCCAGGGAGATGGTACGGGGCCTGATTTCCCTCTGGCGGAAGCCAGTGGTAGCAGGCAGGTACATTCTTGGCGCTGACACCGCCTGGGGTAAGACAGGGAGCTTTGGGTGCGCCGCCGTGTCGGACTTCGTGACGGGAGAGCAGGTAGCCGAACTGCACGGCAGGCCGCACCCGGACGACATGGCGCAGGAGTGCTTTAATCTGCACGTCATGTATAACCACGCCTACACGGGTCTGGAAATAGCGGGTGATGGACAGGAACGGGATGGGGAGAGTGTCGTTGTGGTGGACAAGGTGGTCGAACTGTTCAAGCAGTGTGGCAGCCAGTGTCGTGACAAACTCTTCTACGCCGACTATAATGCGGCCAAGCCCAGCAAACCAGGATGGCAGACAGACGGTAAAACCAGGCCCCCAATGCTGGGAGAGTTGGCCGAGGCCGTGCGGAACCGGCAGATGGTGGTCAGGTCGAGGGCGGGAGTCGGTGAGATGATGACCTTCATACGCAACGAGAAGGGGAGAGCCGAAGCTGCGCCAGGGGCTTATGATGACCGAGTGATGGCCTACGCCATCATGTGGAAGATGAGGAAGTATGCGAAGTTCAGTATTATCTCAACAACGCCTACGCGTTATTCCAGCTTTGCAGGGAGGCGATAAGATATTGAGCATCTTGCATAATTCTGAATCGGGTGAGGAGTTGACACTAGAGCAACAGATCAAAGCCCTTGTGGTAAAAGCGCGCGGGGATAGACCCTTTCCTCTTGCGGCGTTGTCCCCAGGGGACTTTTATCATCTCCTGTTCTTATTCGAGAGTTGGCTTGGCAAAGCCCCTTCTCCGGAACCGTGGGGCCGATGCGACAAGTGTGAGAATGAACCCCCCTTGAGGCTGGGTCGTTATTGCATACTGAATGGTTGTGGTGGCAACATAATCCATCTCGATGAGGCTCCTGTCCATGTCTCAACCTGACATCACGCAAATCAAGGGTGATAGGACCGAGCTTGAGAAGGCGTGGTCTGCCACCCATGCTAAATGGGCTATCATCGATACCTTTACCAATGGAACATATGCCGTGTGGCCTCCTGCTGAGGCTAAGGAGCGAGCCACGTATCGGAGCAACCGCGGGCGAGTTATCCTTGACCATGTGTCCGATAACATCATGCCGTATAAGCCGCGGTTTAAGAGGGATGAGCAGGATAAGAAGCCCAAAGAGACTCAGACCGACGTGGATGAGGTGGAAATCGCTTCAACTGTTATCTGGACAAGTTCGTCTCGTGCGGAACCGAGGATACCGGCCAAGATAGTTGGGCGGGACATGGCAAAGTACAGCTACGGTGGATTCGAGATAGGTTTTTCGCTTGCTGGAAAGCCGCGTCCCCCTGAGCGAGGAGACTCAGACTATGAAGTAAAGGTCAAGACTTATGAGGAACGCAAGGCCAACTTCAATCCCTTCTTGCTACTGCCCATCCATCCATACAGTGTTCTGATACCGCCCTTTGAGCGTGTTCCCACCTTGACAGTCAAACGGCTCAGGATGTATCGTCGGGACATCAATGCCATGCTGGAGGATGCTCGTGCCGCTATGGACACCGAGGATGGTGAGAATATCATCTTGGTGGGTGATAAACTGGAGGGTGCAGCGTTTGAGATGCTTGATGTCACCCGGCACTACACGCCTGACTACACTACGACGGAGGTTGGGGGTGCGATCATCCTGCAAGAGGAGAATCGCCACGGTCTTGTGCCGTTTCGTCATGCCTTTGGTGGCTTTGGTGACACCGAAGCGAATCAGGATGGATTGCGACCTGAGAAGATAGCCCAGGGTATCCTCTGGCCTGTCATGGAGTTGATTCAGCAGTATGACCAGATTCGTAGTGCTGAGATGGAGATATGGGGCAAGACTGCCTTTGGGGTACTGGCAACCGCGGGTAGTGCAGAGGAACTCGCTGCCAAACTTGCCCTGTCTTCCCAGGCTATCGTAGGGGGGGTTGATGTTCGCACGATGGGGTTCTTACCCTCTCCTCAACTGCCTCAGTTCATGGCGGAGTTAGCTACTCGCATTGATACCGAGATAGTGGAGGCCACAATACCCAGGCCGTCGTTTGGAAGCCGTGAGGTTGGTGTGGATACCGTGGGACAGCACGCTCTCATGGTTGCCCTGGCGCGAAACAGATTTGTGGAGACCATAGAGCAGCTTGCCTATATGACAGGCGACGTGATGAGCATGTATCTTCAGATGCTTGCCACCTGGGGAGAGGCCATCACTGTTGAGGGTCACAGATTGTCCCCTGCAATGCTCAATGGTTCCTATCACATCACCGCCCAGTATCCTCAATCGGATGAGGCGGTGAGGATGCAACGGGTCCAGCAGGGTTCCCAACTCGTCTTGCAGAAACTGAAGAGTCGGAAGCGGTTCTGGGAGGAGGACATGATGCTGGATGATACCAGTGGGGAGCAAGACCAGATAGACCTTGAGACCGTCATGAATGACCCCATTCTCTTTGCGGCTGTGGCCGAGAAGATACGGCGTGGCGAGGGTGTCCAGCCGATGTACGAGGAGCAACTGGCGTTGATGGCCGCTCAGGGACAGAACGGGAGTGCCCCTGCTCCTCAACCCGCTGGTGATGGCTTCACTCCGCCTGCGACTGAGGCGCAAGGTGAGATAAGGCAAGCGTTGTCAAGTGAAACGGTAAAGCCAGCCCCGTCTGGGCCAGGAACGGGAAGAAGAGAGACGTAGATGGAAAAGGATATTACGTTTGTTGCTTCAGGGATTGGAATGAGTTTGTCTCTCCCCACGCCTCACATGATGGAGTGCGCTATCCACGGGGTGTTTGAACGCCAATACATTGACATTCAAGTTCTCTTACCAGATGGCGGCAGGAAACGGAGTGAACATTCCTTCTGTCCGTTCTGTTGGGGTGAGTGGATGCAGGCTCAATTCCCCGTGACAGAGATGGTTGAAGACAGCGCAAAGAGGCACGTCGTTTATGACGGCTGCAATGCAGTTGTTCAGCAATCCCATGTGGATTTTCCCTTGCGGTTTCATGGTGCATGATAGACTGCTGATGAGGGCAATGACAGGTAGTGAAGAAGAGGCGTGGCGTATCCGTCATCGGAAGCACCTTCAAAACTCAATTGGGGAGGTTCATAATGTCGCGTCTTAACAGGGTAGACAGGGTGATTATGAAAGGCGTGGAGCATCTTCATATCTTGGAGCAGAAGGCCAGGGAGAAGGAGGCCACGACGCCTGCCGTTGGTGAGGTCATGTATGACCGCAAGCGTGATGCGATACGGGCGATGGCCTCTCGGTGGCCTACCATGACGGAGGAGCAGCGCATGGCCGAGATAGAGAAGGCAGGCTCCGTAGGCGCATTTCTGGACTTCCTGGGCAAGGGTGAGAAGGCATGACACCACAAGAGGCCAAGACGCTTCTCGAACAGTACGACTATACCGTTGAAGCGGCGGGGACTCCCTATCGGCCAGGGTTCTTCAAGGTCATGTCACCAAACGAAAGTGTGGTTGTCGTTTCGAGCGAGGATTTGATTAAGGGTGCAACTGCACTAGAGGCCGAAATAGCGAAGGCGCGCCCAAAGGGGTGGCCCTCCGAGGCTGCGTGGCCCCCCATGAAAGTGGAACGGGTTGGTACAACGGAAGATGAATGGGGCAAAGATGCCAAGGGGAATGCCGTTTTGCTGAAAGAGGGCGGCCTCCCTCTTTACAAGATGGTTCCTGATAACGCAGCGATAAATGCTGCGATAACGGAACAACGGCTTGCCGCCCAGGGGGGCAAGGAGCGTTATCCCCTGCCTGAAGGTCAACCACGCACCATTGAAGAAGGTGGTCAGGTCTATTCCTGGGACTCTACCATTGGAGACTACAAACGGGTTGAGGGTGCGGGTGGACCTACGCCTCCTCCCACCGATGCCCAGGGTAATCCTCAATGGACAATGCAATCGGGGGGGCAGGAGTTTGCCTGGGACTCCACGTCGGGTTCCTATAAACGAGTCAGTGAGGTGGCCGCGGGAGCGGGACCCACCGAGCAATTTCTCGGCACTGTAGAGGAGGGTGGTTGGAGCATTGACCAGTATGGCTATACCGACGCCAGTGGCAAGCAGGTCATCACGGCTCGTCAACCTCGTGCTCCCATCAAAGACCCGCAACTCAGCATCAAGGACATGATAGCGAATGCCTTGAAGAAAGTGTCTGACCTCAATGCCCTTGACGACCCGAACCTCAGGTATGCCCAGGCTCTCTACGATTTTGATACTCAGATAGAGCGACGGCAACTCAATCACACCATCGCGATGGATAGATTGAACAAGGCGCTGGAGATAGCCCAGGCTCCCAGCGACTATCTCACGCTTGTGGCTCTTTATACAGGGGCGTTGGAGCGGGACAATCCCGCCCTGGTGGGGGAGCGGATTGCGCCGTTGGCCCAGATACTACAGCGGCAGGCACAGGCGTTCTTCCTGGACATACCGGGCATCAATACTGTGCCGGCTTATGAGCCACCTCCCTCTCCTCCCTTGACAGCAATAAGCCCCGTAACAGGCAAACCCTATGCGCCGGGTGAGACTCTGGCGACGGCACGGGAGGTAGCGACAGGTGGAGGTGTTGGTGGGGTAGGAGGTATGAATACTCCTCCTCCTGGTTGGGGAACCAATGCGTATGTCCCGAATGATGTCTGGAACGCCATGACGCAAGAGGAACGCAATGCGTGGATGGATACGCATGTGCTTCCAGACCGATTTGCAGGTGGGGTTCCATCTCCAGCAAAGCCGTCTCTTGGGTCTGGATACGGGGAGGCGGGAGATCCGAATGCTATTCTGCCTGACGAGACATGGGAGCAATGGTTGGCTCGCACAGGGGCTAGGGACCCCTTCGCGGCAGGACGCCCAGCAACCGCGGCGGAGCTAGAGCCAGGGCAACCAGCGACGGAAGAGGAGGAGATGGGTATTGCCCAACCTACCTCACTGCGTAAGCCTCCCACCGTCATGCAGAGCGTGAGAGAGCAGGACGAGGGGTTTGCGCGGCAAAGTCCATTTACGGGTGATGAGAGCTTTGGAAAGCAATCGGAGTTCACGGGGGATGAAGGGATTTTTAGGAATGCACCATTTGGGGAACGGACACTCTCTATACCGAGATCAGAAGAGCAACATATTCCCTCTGTACCATCTCCAACCGAGCAGGGACAACGCGAGCCGTCTATGCTGGGCAGCGTTGGTAAGTTCCTTCAGGAGTTGGGCAAGGAAGAAGATGCCAAGAAAAAGAATCGGAATATCCCTGAGTTCCAAGGGGGGGGTATCGTGCCTGGCTATCTGGGGCAACCGCGGTTGGCACAAGTGGAAGGTGGCGAGGCCGTGCTCACGCCCCAGCAGATACAGGCTCTTCTTGGGCAATCGGGGCTTTTCGGTCCGACTTATCAAGTGCCACCGCAGCAGTTACCCGACTTTCTGAGACGACCCAGGACAACAAGCCTGTCCCAGCTTACAGGGGGCGCACTAAGGCCACGTTCTCTACAGACTATTCGGCAACAGTCGCCTACGCAGAGGACACTTTATACAGAACTGGCAAAGAGCTTCGGGGTTCCAAGCGAGGACTTCCTGGAAGAGGAGCGCATGGCGACGGCTATTGGGGGGCCGCGGAGGATGACCCGCTTTGCACCAGGTACGATTAGGACAGGGGCATGACCACCAATAATGCTTGGTGGCGCTTTGGGCCTCGTCGTGACCCCGTCTTTGAGAAATTCAAGGAACTGGCTGCACGCAAGGCTCAGGCTGACCAGTTCGCCTCCCTTGGGGAGCGTGGGACAGGCGAGCGAATACGCAATCCTAACCTACCGCCAGACCCCAATGACCCATTTGGCCTGAAACGACGTGCTGAGGAGGCAGAGGCACAAGGAACGACCTTGTTCCAGCAGCGCAAGGCTATCACAGGCTTCGAGGCATACCAGAATATAGTGGAGGCATCTGCGTCAACTCTTACCGAAGCTGCACAGCGTCTTATCCCTGGGGAGCAGCAACTAGAGCGCCTGACGAAAGAGGTTGGCCCCTTCCAAGCATGGAAGCAATCTGACTTTCCCGCGGCTCGTGTGCCCGTGCTGCCCGTCAAAGTTCCTTTACCCAAGGGGCGCAGTTTCCGAGGGGTTGATATAGGAGTGAAGGGAGCCTTGGAACTTGCTGCTGACCCTCTCAACGTGCTCCCCGTGGTGGGCTTTGGCAAAGAGATAGGTGCAGGAGCACGGCTATTGGGCAGGGCGAGCAAGAGAGCGACGGAGGAGGCACTGGCTACCGTTTCCAAACGTGCGCCTGCGCTCAGGACGGCATTAGAGAGTCAGCGTGGGTTCCTGCGCCTTGGTCGGATACCTGACGACGATGTGGATGGCCTGTTAGCCCAACTGGACGATTTCATAAGACGACCTGATGAGATAACAGAACCTCCTGGCGGCGGTCTGGCCGAGGCTTTTGCCGATACCCCTGCGAATAGCATAGCCCAACTGGTGAATGACATTGATGCGATGTCGGCCAGGGTGGAGGGGATGGTTACTGCTAAAGTAGTTCGTCCCCGTTGGGCTACGGGACTCACAAACGAGCAACTGCTAGAGATTGCGCGCAGAGAAGGGCGTAATCCCTATGGGTCATCTGACTGGGGCGATGCAATAGATATGGAAACCGTGCGTATGGTGCGGACGGGCTTTAAGGGGGCGACGAGCGGCCAATCGCTAACTTCCTTACGGGGCGAGCTTGCTGCGATGAAACGAGCGTTGCGGGGGCTGCAAGCCGAACCATCGGTGCGCCTTCCCCGTGCCGAGCCAGGGACACCAGAGGCGGGTGTCCAAGCGGGCATGATGGGCGCACCCGATACGACTGTTACTCCTGCTGGCAAGGGTGTGCGGACGCAGGTCTCAATGGATGATCAGCTTAAACTTCAACAAGCCCGTGCCCCGCAGCCGTTGCCAGTGACGGGGGCTGCCAAAGAGCCGTGGCAGATGACGAGGGCGGAGTTCAAAGATGCCTTCTGGTTTACTGGTCGTAAACCCTCCAAATCATTTGAGACTCTTCCTCTGAGGGGGGGGATTGCAATGGATTATGCACCAGCCCGTAGCTATGCAGGGAATCCACTGCCTGGGGCATTAGGTCGCAAAGTAGAAGGAGGAAAGGTATTTTTGCTGCGGGTTGCCGATTTACATCCTGACTTACAAAAAGAGATGATGCGGGAATGGAATGCTAAAATCCCTCGTCAAATAAGTAGAGTTTCTAATGAATTGCCCAATCCCGCGGATTACCCGAACGTTGGTGAGGGGATTCCCGCCAGTGTTGATGATCCTCATGCATATCTGGTTAAGAAAGCCCTCTCCGAAGGCAAGCCCGTCCCGGCTGAAGTGCTGGCGGAGTATCCCAATCTTGCCAAAGCCGTCCCGACGCAACCCGTCGCTCCCGTTACGGAAACGGTGGTTCCGCCGCGCCGTGCAAGAGTGCCTTCTCGTAAACCAGTAGCGGAAGTTGCACCTGAAACGCCGACTGTCCCAGGGGAAGGTCTTGCAGGGGTTTCACCTCCTTCCCCTGCAAGGACGCCTCTGGCTTCTGGGGCTGCCGTTCCAACCGCGCCCCCAGCAGCTAGAGCGGCGGGCGAAGGGTTGGGCACACCACCAAGGTTTGTGGGCACAGCAGGCAAGGGGGCGGGTGAGCCTCCTGTCATTCCCCCTGCCGAAATAGAACCTCCCATTACCCCAGGGCAGCCCTCGCCCTCGGCAACTGATCGAGCCTTGAACATCGCCAGGGCGATTATCAAACGAGATAGGCCAGGAGTTGTCACTCGGTTGCTAGATGCCACGCCGGTACTGAGGCAACTTCAGCGTCGCTTCCATCGCTCCCTGGAGATGAAAGAGGATATCCTGGCTGGCTGGATAGCCGAAGGGAACGTGCGTGGAGTGGTTGCCACCGACTTCACCATGGTGCGCGCTCCTGCGCTGAGGCGATTAGATGCCGTCTTCCGCCCAGAGGTGGTGAGGGGACAGAAGAAGTCCACCCTTCGCTTCCTGGGTACGGCGGAGCAGGCTAATTATTCTGCGACAGGCACATTCTATGACATTGCCCAGAATCCCCACCTTTATGACCTTTCGCCCGTGGAGCGTAGTGCTATCCAGGAGGCATCAAAAGCCTTGGATGGAGCTTTTCAGAAGGTGCGAGCCGACTATGGGCTGGAGATAGGGCGTTTCCAAACGAAGCCAGGAGCCATGTTCCTGTCCAACATCGAAAAGCCGCAGGTGGGCAAGGAACTGTTTGCCGAGCAGGCAAGGACGGCGGGACGCTCTAGCAGGGCAAAGACTCGCTTTTATGAGACAGGCCGAGAGCGGTGGGAGCATGACAACACCTTTAACCCGATTACCGACGTGGCTTATCTTCTAGGTGCTGAGATGCATGAAGCCGTTGCGGGCATGGCAGGTAAGAGTGTTTACAAGACTGCCATTGGAGGGTTGACTAGGGCGGAGGCGTTGCGAGTGACGGGACATGCAGGCCTAGTCAAAGAGATGGACGCTCTGCGGGGACGGCTACAATCGCTTCTGGGCAGTCGCGCTCGGCTCTCTGAGAAGCAGGCCGATGCCATAGACGATTTCCTGGCCTCTTCCCTGGAGGATAGCGACCTCTTAGCCCTGCGTGACGGTCTTGAACCCGTTATCAGTCGGGGACCGAGGAAGGGCAAGGACATTCTGGCTCTTGAAAAAGAGATACGAGTCACACGAGAAGCCATTGCAGGTCTTCGCCCCGCCTGGAAGGTTGCAAATGCCAAGGGGTATCAATTCGTCCAGGAGGGAGTGTACCGCTACTTCCCCGATGAGGATGCAGCGCAGATAAAACGGCTTGCCGAGCGACCCACCAGCGGGCTGTGGCAGTTCATTGATAATGTGCGAGCTACCGCCTTTGGAGGAGACCTCAGCCCTACGACCGTTCAGGGTTCGGTAGTCTGGCTATCTGACCCGGTGGGCGTAAGTCGTGAGGTTATCAGGCAAATCACAAAGGGCAAGGGTATCTGGGCACCATACAAACAGCAGGCTCTTTTTGACGACCTTGTTGAGAATGCCGATTCCTGGCGTCGCTTTACCGAGGCCACGGGGATGCAGGCTCTGGGTACTGTGGATAGGGAGTTCTCCGTTGGGTTTATCGGGAAAATCCCTGGCATCTGGAAAGTCCCTAGCATCGGGAAGATATGGACGGAGTTTAATGAGTCGGTCTATCGGCCCGTGATGCGACATGCAAAGGATGTGTTTGACTCCTCTTATGAAGGGGCTATCCGCCTGGGGCGTAGCGAAGAAGAGGCGATGGCTATTGCAGCCGATGATGCCACCAAGATAGTCCCACGGATTTCAGGACGGAGACTAGGTTGGTCGGAGGCGGAGCAGGCCAGTCGCCGGGCGCTATTGACCTCCATCTCATTCTTGACACAGCCCACCGCTCTGATGAGCGATGCGGTAACGGCGATGGTCAAGCTTGGCACAAAGCAGACCATCACGCCTTCGGAGGCTTTTGCGTTGCGCCGAGTCGGGACGCTGGTGGCAACGACGGAAGTGTTAGCTGTAACGAGTAGTGTGTATTTTGCCTGGAAACATGGGCAGGACATGGAGCAAGCTGCGCTTGAGGCTCTTGACCCGACTCATCCCAATTTCATGTCCATCAAGACGCCCTGGGGGGCCAGGATAGGCCTAGGAGGCCCCTACCGCAGCCTGATACGAGCCGTTGTGCCCCGTAAGGTGGAGGGGGTGGACTTCCCTATGCCCTTTGCAGGAGTGCATCGTTTTGCGCTTTCTAAGCTGGGGCCTTTGCCCAGGATTGCCTATGACGAGATAAGGAATGTGGACTTCTATGGCAAGCAGATACGAAGCGGGGAGTTCCCCAAGAATGTCCTTCAGGGGATTGCTTATGCTGTCACGGGCGGGTTGCCCCTTACTGCTGGCTCTGCCATTCGCTCATGGCAACAAGGTGAAGGTAGGGGTAGGACTCTGGAGGAACTGTCCTCTCAGTTTGGGGGCACTAACTACGTCCCCTTCGACCCCATCTATGATGCCAAACTCAGATGGGAGGATGACATAGAGAGGTATGAGGCCATTCCTACTGACACCTTGAAAAGATTGGCGCTAGGGGTATCCACGCGAGACAAATACCGAAAGAGTCATCCCGATGTAGACGCCAAGCTCTTTATCGTGGGCAAGGTATCGAGCCTGCAAACTGCTAGAGCCGTAAATGAGGCTCTTGCCCTTATCCGGAAGAACGATATTGACCCTGATGCTATCAAGGCAATCAAGGCCAGGAAACAACTACAGAAGGACTATGCCAAACTGGGGCGTCGCCTGGAGCGCAACGAGGTGGATAGACTCATCGAGCGATTGGAGCAGGGCGAGCAGCAACCCGCTCCTTCCCGTCCTACGGCAACTCCTGCTTCTGTCCCGTCCTCATTCAGCGACCCGTTGGGGCGTACGAAGGCCCCCACGACGAGTCAGCCGACACCTTCGTCATTCCAGCAGTTATTGGAGCGTAGCAAAGAACCCGTAGGGGCGAGATAGGAGAGCATTATGAAAGAGCCGTTTGATGAGTTTGCCGACCAGTTTACCATCGTGGGTGGTCCTTATGGGGTGGCCCTGAGTTTCCGTCGCAGTGCAGGGCAACCACCCGCGTTAGGGACGGTTGTGCCGTCACTGGATGTGGGGACTGTTCGTCTCTCTCGGGAGTTGGCGAAAAGAATCGCGCAGGTCATGACTCAATGGGTGGAAATGGTAGAACATCAGGGGGGGGTTATAAAACTCCCCGAAAAGTCAAATGACCCCTCAACCCTTGATGACCTTTGGGGGAAGCAGACACAATAAGATGGCAAATGTGGTTGTGATGCCGCGGTGTCCCAATCGCCTTCCTGATGGCAGGATTTGCAATCAGAAGTTGGGGGACTACCTTGAAGGTGTCTACGTGAATAAGGCATGTCCACGCTGTCATCAACCCGTGGTGCTTGACACCAATCTGAAGAAGTGCTAAGAATGTAAGCAATATAACATTGTGCCCGCGAGAGGCCAGAGTATTTTGTGCGCTTCGACGCCAGAACACTCTGGCCTTTTTGTTTTGCTCGGCAATGCCCATAGAGGCAAGCCAGCGAAGGGAGAACAGGATGCCACCAGAGGTAGAGACGCTAGAGGGGACGGCAATCTCGGAGACGTCACCCGGCGAGCCACGGGGCGATGCTGAGACGACTGAGACTGAGGAGCCGGACTATAAGGCGTTATGGGAGCAGGAAAAGGCTACTCGTGAGAGAGTGGAGCAGAACGTACGCGCCCGGGATATTCAGCTACTCAGCCAGAAGAAGCAGCAGGAGATACAGGCGCGGATTGACGCCAAAACAGACGCCATCTTAGCCAAACTCGAAAGTGGCGAGCTTACTAAGGCTGAGGCAAAGAGCGCCATCCAGGAGGGTATCCGCGCAGAAGTCACCTCGCCACCACAGGAAACAGCGAGGACGGCGTTGCTCTCTTCCGAGGAAGAAATAAAGCAAGGACTGCTGGCTATTGGCCTGGGTAAGGATGACGCGGGAAGTGTTGAAATATCTGACTCGCGTGCTAACCACCTGAACGACCTCTGGGATGAGGCGGTCAAAGCGTACCGCGAGAAGCGGTATGAGGCTTCTGAGGCATGGCGCGACTCTGCCATGAGGGAACTGAAGAGGCTGACGACACAGGTGGAGGGTGATAAGACCAGGCCAAAAGGTGGTCTTGGGCTGAACGATAGAAACGGACGTGGTGCAGCCGCGGGACAGAGTGATCAGTCGTGGCTTGACCTGTATTCAGACGAGGAACGCGGTGGCATTCCCGCCACCCCAGAGAACACCAAGAGGGCACGGGAGTTATTCGAGAGAGGTCTGAGACCTAAAGCCCTCAGAAGGGCATGAGGAGAAAGATGAACGCAATCAAGCAGTTTGTGATGACGCTTCTGGCTTGGCCGAGTGTCCTCACACATAGAGACAGGGTTCTATATCGGGGTCGGTGGCTTCCTGTCCCGCAGGGCGGAGCGCCAAGTGGTGATTCCGATACCGGGGCCCTGGCCGACAGTTTGCCCTCCCTCATTCATGGTGCGCGGCTTGTGCGGGAGCAGGTGGGGCAGGACTTTGTGAGTTCGGTAGACCGGAAGCAACTTCCGATGGGGACGGGACGAACATGGAATGAAATCGACCTGGCGAAAATAGATGCTCAGGCCGTTCCGGAGGGTTCCAAGCTTGACAACCCCCAGCGTCTTGCCGACACCCTTCTATCCATTGAGCCGTTGCGGTATGGGACGCACATCATCGTCACGTCGGAGGCGGCTCACTACGTCAGTGCCAACGTTGTGAGCGAGTGGGGCAGCCTACTCCAGAACTCCATTCAGCGAAACAAAGACCGGGTAGGGCTGAACCTGTATGATGGGGCAACCGTCACAGGTGGGGGCACGACCACCACGCTGACCAGCGGCGTCATAGCCGCGATGGTGGCACAGATTCAGGGCGACACCAATGAGTCGGCTCTGACCACAGAGGAGATTTACACCTTCCTCCACAGTTTCCAAATCCATGACGTGCGGACTGAACTCACGGGTGGGGTGGGAACGTACCCGCTTGCCGCAGGCATCACTTCAGAGGCTTTTGCCAAAGGTCAAAAGGTGGTCGAGGCCATAGGGGGAGCCGTGGTGAGGCGGGACAACAACGTGCGAATCGACTCCACACCCGACGGACACGGTGGAGTGCATGCGCGGTCGGGTATTGTCCTGGTGGAAGTTTCAGGTAAAAAGCGAGACTTCACCGATACCCCTGCCAATCGTGGTGGAGACCAGATGCTGTGGCTATACGACTGGTTTGGTTTCGGAGAGCGGAGCGCAGGGAACCTCATGAAGCGCGTTTTGAGTGACGCGACGGCTCCAACGGCTGGCTAATTTAATCTGTGCGTCCCTAAAGGACGCCCAAAAGGAGCAGAGAAAGTGTTCAAGTTCTTCAAGCGACATGCAAACGGGCTTCTGGAGTCTCAGGACAAGTTGTTGTCCCCAGATGGAAACGCGTTCTTCCACAAGGGACAGTGGCATAACATACCCCGCGGTGGTGCGGTGGACACCCTAAAGGGCAACACCCACTGGTGCAGTGACTTTCTTTCGCCCTTCTCCACGGCAACAGGCGGGTTGATAGGAGGGGGTGCTGTCTATGCCGTGGCATCGGGTGCAACCTTCGCCCGGTTGGCTGTCAACGGTGGAGCGGGACGCATAACCCTGGCTGGCGATGATGCCGACGCCGTGGGTGTGTTCGGTCCCGTGGCCTATGAGCCGGATGAGGCGGGGCGCATGTGGATGCAGGCTCGCGTCCGTTCTTCAAGCGTTGCGGCCGGGGCGCTCTTTATTGGCTTCACGGATGCCGACACCGACACGGTGGTGATTGAGGATGAGGACGGGACTATCCAGACCGTCGCCTCCGATGCCTTTGGTGTCATGCTGGAAGGCGAGGATGATGGAACGTGGCAGACGATGGGTGTGGGCGTCGACGTGGACGATACTCAATACGCCTCATCCAACATCTCCGACCTTGCCGCGGCCACGTGGACGACTGTGCATATCGAGGCGGACAACAGAGGCAACACCGCCCATACTGTCGTGCGCTACCGGGTGAGGATTGATGGGAAAATCCTCCTGACCTCCAATAGCGACGGCCAGGGCTGGACTCCCTCAGCAGCCCGCTCCAGCATCGTGTACTGCCCCGTGGTCTCGGCGGATGACCGAGCGGCGGCCTACACCGTGGACATAGCGGAAATGGAAGCCAACGGAGGTCTAGGGACGACTCTGGACTAACACCATGAGGAAGCAACTGGATAGCCTGCACGACGATTGGATGGCTGATTGGCTTCAGGAGAGAGAGGTCATGCGCCTCAATCCCGATGAGTCAAATAGCGTCCACCGCGTGCAGGTTATCCAGTGCAGGCAGGGTGACGACGAACTTTATGAAGAGACTGACCTGGGGGACGCCAAGGACTTCTCGCATGAACCCCTGTTTATCTGGGGTGGAGGCGTCACGATGGTAGGGAAGATGCGAGATAAGGCCGACCATTGGAGGACGGAGCGCACCCTGGCGGTCAGATACGGCCTGGAGATACCCGACCTGCATGGCCTGCTGATGCAGGCAACAGATGAGCGGTGGAAAGTAGCACATCACACAAGCGTATCGGGGCCAGTATTAACGAGACAGAGGTGAAGAGATGGTAATGGGACTGGATAGCGTTCAGGCGGTAGAGGAACTGTTACGGGGTAGTGGTGTCAAACTCACGCCCGTAGAACCCACACGGGAAGCTGTCACAGACCTTCAGACGGCAGACGGGCGATTCACCATCAACCCAGCCCGGAATATAGACCGAGCCGAGAATAGGGTCACGCTCTACCGCACAGACACCGCGGAGCCTATCCCCACCGACATCAACGAAGTGGTCAAACGGCTCAGGAAGCGGTATCCCACCACGGGGGAGTTCGCAGCCTCATATCCCCAGTTGGCAGGTCGCTCCGCTTTCACCGTTGGAGTGAAGGGGGGAGACGGCATTTTGAGAGCACCTGAACCTTTGCTGCACGTCGAGCAGGTTGGCGAGTTGTGCTGGCTGAATCCCAAGTCGTCACGGTTTGAGTACACGCGTCGATTGGGGATAAGGTCAGTCTGTCGGTCTATTGGACAGTGGAGTCCTTTACGGTTGGAGTCCCATATCAAAAGCAAGCATGAAGGTGTGTGGCCTCAGCACGAAAGAGCGGAGACAGAACGCAGGCGAGATGAGGACAGGGAGGCGCGGTTGACCTCAGACCAGCACATCGCAGAGTTGGTGAAACTGGCTCTAACGCAGAGGGAGACTGTGCCTACCACTGCCTCAGTAAGACGTGGGCGAAAAGTAAAACCATAATGTGGGGCATTGAAGCCCCTTTCACGTCTAGTCGTTACTAGAAGGAGAAGTAAATGCCGAGTGAAGTCAGCTACCTTGGATTCAGACACACCGTAGGGGATGCAAGTCGTATCCCCTGGGTAGGGGCGATCCTGGTTCCCACGGGAGCCAGGGATTTGCACGTTGCAGGCGTTGCGGATGAAGCGACGGACTGGAACGTAGCCAACCCGTCGCATCCCACGGTTTATGTCCACTCTGAGACCACCCCTGCCACTGATTACCTCAGCCTCGGCCACGATGGGACAACTGGGATTCTCAACAGTTATGGTGGCACGGTAGCGTTAGGGGTCAGTGGGACAGCCGTGCTCACCAGCACTGCCTCGGTGTTGACCCTGGGTGCGGTTGACCTGGTGCTCGCCAGTGGGCAGGGCATTATCATCGGGAGTGCTACCCAGGTCACTATCTCAGATGGTGATGGTGCTACCAACCTCATTCCTGAGTTGCAGGCACTCGGCATTGGCACTGCCTTCGCAGGTGGCTCGATGGTCTTGGCGACCTTCAACGCCACCAATACCAGGGCCGTTGCGCCTATCTTGGCTCTGGTCAAGGGTGCGGCGGCCACCCAGGTTGCCACAACTGCCGTTGCCGACAATGAGGTGATTGGCTCCATCATCGCCTATGGCAGCGACACAGGTGACTTTGAGACCCCTGTGGGAGCCATCCAGTTCGTGGTGGACGATGTGGGCGCACCAGGGGCGAGTGCCATTGGAGGCAGCCTGGAGTTCTATACCACCGCGGACGGTGGTAGCACTCTCACGCTTGCCTTCACCGTCAACAACGACCAGAACATCTACGTTGCCGATAACAACGGCGTGGTGATTGGGCATACAGTGGGTGTCAGTGTGAACAACTCCTGGAATGCTGGCACTCTGATTCCAGAGTTGCAGGTGTTGGGCACATCGGATCTCGATGCCAGTCTTCTTGTTGGGGGATGGAACGCAACTGCTGCTCGTGGCCCCTCTATCATTCTGGCGCGTTCCAAGAACGCGTCCATTGGTTCTTTCACTGTTGTTGCCTCTGGCGACTCCCTGGGAGGCATTGTTTGGCAGGGAGATGATGGTGCTGATTACCTGGCATCGGCAGCCATGATACGAGCGGAGGTTGACGGGACGCCTGGCGTGGGTAATATGCCTGGGCGTCTTTTGCTGATGACCACGGCAGTTGGTGATCAACTTCCAATTGAGCGTCTGCGTCTCGCCTCCACGGGGCTTAGCACTTTTGCTGCGGGTTCCACGCCCGCCTCAGTTGCGACATCTCCTGGCACGGCTCATGCAGGGGCTATAACGGCCACAGGTGGGCTTGGTGGGGATACCACCATTGCCACCACGGGTGTAGGTGGTATCGGTGGGGGGTTCAGCTTCACCGCGGGGGCAGGTGGCACGGCCGCCTCTGCTACCACGGCTTCCACGGGTGGCGCGGGTGGTGCATATGCCGTTACTACAGGTGCAGGTGGTGCTGCTGGGGTGGCTACCGTCACAGGAGGAGGTGGGAATGGTGGAGCCATTACGTTGCTCACTGGCAATGGTGGAGCGGTATCGGGTGCTGTATCAGGCGTAGCCACGGGTGGGGACGGTGGACTTGCCACGCTGCAAGGTGGAGTAGGTGGAGCGGTCACCGCGACCACTGGGACTAACGTAGGTGGGAATGGTGGTGGCGTGTCCCTCATCGCAGGTGCAGGTGGAGCGGCTTCGGGTGCAACGGATACAGGTGGGCGGGGTGGCGTTATCACCATAACCCCTGGCGCGGGTGGAACGGGCGACACCAACGGGGGGCCTGGATACGTGAGCATTAGCACGGGGATTGTGCGGAGGTCAGTACAGACCATTGACATGGCCGACCTCGCAGTGACTCTTACCCTTGTCCCTGGCACTCCTGTTGGCACGCTTATGACCAGCGACGTGCTGTACGTGGATGCTAACAGCAGTACCACTGAAAACCTTCTGCTGCCACCTGAAGCCGACCTGACGGGTATCATTCTCGTCATTGTGAACACAGGCGGTGAGAGCATCATGATACAGAACGATGCGGGAGGTGCGGTGCTGACGCTGGAAACCGGGAATACGGCGGTTATCACCTGCGATGGCACGACCCTTCGAGGCGTTGTTGGAGTGCCGTAAGCAATCGAAAGGAAAGGGGTATCGTGGCTCTTAGAGACATAAAGGCAGAGAAACCGACAAGGGCAGAGAAACGGCGTGAGGAGCGGAAGGCCAAAGCGGACACTATGGAGTTGTCTGTGGGGCAGGTCGTGGACATGAGGGAATCGCTGATAAAGCTGATGCAGAGGCCGTTGCCCGTTCTGGCGAGTTTTCGGCTGGCGCAGTTAGCCAATGCTCTCAATCCAACGCTTACCGTCTTCCAGGCCACCAAGGACAAGCTCGTTAAAGAGTTGGGTGCGCCCATAGAGGGCAGTGCCGGGTACAAGGTAACAGAAGCCAATATGGAGGCATTCAACGAGCAGATGGCCGTCTTGCTAAAGGAAGAGGTATGTGTGCCGGTCTACAAGATTTCTCTTCCCGTCACGTTGGAAATCGAGGCAATGGTGCTCATGCCCCTGGAGTGCTTCCTGGAAGTACCTGGTGAGGAGGTAATATGACCGTAATATCTACCGAACAAGAGGCTGTACTCACAGCCCTTAGCCTCAAGGGGCAGGCCGAGACGTTAAAGGCTGCCGTGGAGGAAGCGGATAGAGCCTCCAATGCATCTGTCACCATTGCAGCGAGTCAACGGGATGCTGCAATTGCAAGGGGCAGGCAGACCTTCGAGAACGAGCAGAAGCAAGCTACTGAGGTATACACTCGTGAGGTGGCGGGGTCCATGAAGGAACCCGTAGCGGCACGGGAACGGTTAGGTGAGGCCGAGGCTGCACTGCAAGCCCATCTGGACATGATGCAAAAGGACATGGGCATCAGCATGAACTGGTTGAACCCCGCTCCACGGGGAGGAAGGGTTAGCCTGTAGTGGTACAAACGGTATCCAGGCCACTGACCAGGGCGTATTCCGAGCAGCTAGGTAACACCGAAGTTCCCGCCAACAACGGGACCCGTCTGCCCATTGCGGTGCGTCGCGGCTTCACTGAAATCCTGGTTGAACCCGCGGCTGCGTGCAGAATGCACATGGTTCCCGGCATAGCCGCGCTCTACTTCTACGACGCCTCACGTAACCCGAAGGCCAGATGGATTGACCTCCTGGGGGACAAAGACAAGGCCATCATCAACCGTCATGTGGCAGGGGATTCGGGTAAAGCCCTCAACGCCATGACCACCGCGGATGCTATTTACATGGGCATGAAAAGGGTGGGAAAGGGATGGCATATCGACATGGATGCGTCCCTGGTCAATGCGGTAAACCCCACCACTATGACAGGCGCTTATAGCCAAGGCAACGCCTTTACCGCAACGGCCATCACCGACGGGACGGATACGGGAGCGGGAGCTACTTTGGCTCAGGATGGGAATGTCACCATCGACACCGTGCCGACCACGTGGACAACGGCGAAGCTCTCGGCCATCCTGGGGAAGAATGACGCTCCCCCGGGAGATCCCCAACTCTTCTGGTTTCGCTTGACCGTCTCGGCTACCCTCACCAATGGGGTCGAGATAGAGAAGATAATCCCGATGGCCGCGGTGGGAGCGGGAACCATCACCACCGACTCCGACTCCCTCACCGAGAAGGCTGCCACCGAGTACTCCGTGCCCATTGCGATACCCGAATGGGTGGGGGCGCTGGAATTCATAGCCCAGGCTGCGGCTGCGACAACTGCCAATCTCACATGGTTGGCAAGATGAGGGGAGGTTCCCTGTGACCTCTCGCCTTCCCACATCCTCCTATCCCGACAACGCCCGCTCTGAGTGGGTGACACGACCTACTGCGCCCCTGCGCCTTGAAGGTGGACTGTACCGTTTTGGCTACGGTGTCTGGCCGACACAACGCAGCCTAGACCAGGGCGACAAGCCCTTCGTCATTCATGGGCACATAGCGCAGATAAGGGAGACCCACCAGCGCATCAGGTTGAATGCGCTGGGTGAGTTGATGCATGTGACTCCAGGCCCAGACATTCCCCCCGATGCGGTGGAGGAGTTCCTGGCAAACGACCCCAGAGCCTATAGATGGCTGACGCCCTGGCAAGATGATAGGGGTAGACGGCTACAGCCATTCATGTTTCCGACCTACCAGGGACAACCTGAAGCTCTTGACCCTCAGTGGCTACGAGACCGCTTTGTTGTGCCGCTTGACCAGCAGATACAGGAGCTTATAGCTGGTCAGCTAATCAGTGACGAGATTCACCACTGGACAGGAGACCGCAGCCACACAACCTGGGACTTGCAGGTGGGGGCGAGTGCAGATGATGTGAGTAGAGTAGCTGGTCTTGCTGGTTGGACAACATCTGGGGTAGGGGCGGCTTGGGGCCATGCAACTGCAATTACTGAGCTTGGTGTACGCTTTACAAACGTTACAATCACCGTAGGGTCAACCATTGATGTAGCCTATTGGACATGGACTGTACATATTTCACGAACAACGACGGGAAACGTTGAGATTTATGGTGACGATGAGGCGAATGCTGCGACCTTTAGTACAGCGGCGGACTTTGATGCTCGTCCTCGCACTACAGCACTGCAAACCTATACAGTTCCCGCATCTCCGACGTTGAATGTGGAATATAGCACAAACAGCCTCATAAGTCCGATACAAGAGGTTATTGACTTAGGAACGTGGGCATCTGGGAACGCCTTGGCATTGATTACTAAGGACGTATTTTCAGGTAGTGATTTCCTTTCTAATCAACACTATTATGATGGTGACACCACCAAAGCCCCCAAGCTCCACATCGAGGCCACGGAAGGCGGGGGAGGCCGAGTCATGGGCGCACTTGCAGGTCATGGTGGATTAGCTAGTGGAGGTGGTCTAGTGGGTAGACGCGGAGGGATTGCAGGATGAGAGACATAACACTTGAAGCTACTTTCTACCAGTACTTCTCTACTAGAGCTTTTGCAACTGGCGTACCTACTACTCTTGCTGGCACTCCTGTAATCTCAGCCTACGAGGATGACAACCTCACTCAAATCACCGCTGGGGTGTCCCTAACGGTAGACTTTGATGGCGTGGCCGGGCTTCATCTGGTTACTGTTGTTGCCACAAGCGGTAACGGCTTTGAGTCTGGCAAGAGCTACGCCCTGGTTATTACTACTGGTACGGTAGGTGGAGTATCAGTAGTTGGTGAAGTAGTAGGTGAGTTCACTATCGGGCAGAGTGCTGCTGCGGTAGACCTTGCAAACGCCACGGATGGACTAAGTGCCTTGAAAGCCCTAATAGACACTCTGGACGACTTTGTTGATACTGAGATAGCTGCTATCAAAGCAAAGACAGACCTGATAGGAGCTACTGTTGCTCTTGAGGCTGGAGGTAACATAGCGAGTACGCTTTCTGAGATTCAACACGCTACCTATGGCCTTGCAGCTATCGAGACTCTGGTTGATGAACTGGAAAGCAGGCTCACGGCTCTTCGTGCTGGCTATCTCGATGAGCTTGCGGCTGTTAATATTCCTGCCGACGTAGACAGCCTTTTGACGAGAATCGGTACACCAAGCAATTTGGGAAGCGGAGCGACCATCGCTGCCAATCTTGCAGATATTGAAAGCCAGACCGACGACATAGGAGTCGCTGGTGAAGGGCTAACGGGTATCGGGGGTTCAACGGACTTGAAAGCATAAGAGGAAACGATGGCAACTAGTCGTACCAATCTCCGGAGAGGCCTGTCGGATGTCCAAGGGGACTTCGTGCGAGACCCGGATGGGTCGGTTCCAACTTGTAGTGCGCAGGGAGGAGCTGCGGGAATTACAGCCATCGACGCGCTCCTTTCTTATTATCCAGATGATTTTTATAATGACTGGTACTTTGTGCTCCCCCAGGGGCCGACGGGAAGTGGCTCCTATGAGGCTACAAGAGTCGTGGACTTCACGGGCAGCACGGGCACACTTACCCTGGAACCTGACGCCTCTGCTCAGATAGCCTCTGGGCAGCCCTACGAGTTGCACCGCTACAGCCCTGCCACGAAGCACCTGGCCCTGAACGCTGCCAGATTGACCTGTGTGGATGTCCTCTGGCTCCCCGTGAAGGATGAGACGTTTGTGGTGGACAACCGCTTGCTCAATGCAGATGCCGAAACGTATTCGGCCACCTTCACAAGTTGGACACACACCGTCGCGACATGGACACAGAACACGTCTATTGTCCGGCATGGGTCGAACTCCTTTAACGGCGTGGCAGGTGGTTCGGCCGCCCAACTGACTCAAAATGTCATCGCTACACCTATCAACATTGAGGAGATAACGGGGAAGACCGTCACCTTCAAGATGTGGGCATATGCTACCGTAGCGAGTGCAGGCAGGATTCGGCTGTCCTTTGATGGTCTTGCAACCTATGCTGAGAGTAGCGACTACCACACGGGGGCTGCTCGGTGGGAACTCCTGTACATCACAGTTACCATCCCCGATGATGCCACCACGGTCACGGCTGTCCTGGAAGTGTCGGCGGGGAATACTGTCCGTTTTGACGCGGGCTGGCTGACCATTGGGAGACTCAATCGCTACGCCTTGCCCACGACCATTCATCGCCGTCCTGCCTCTATATGGCAGCAGGTGGATGAGTACAGGCTGGGTGGCGATGAGGATTACGCCATGCTATCCAACTACAACCTCCCCGTTGCAGGGCGCAGGTGGTTTGTCAAAGGTAAGGGTTTACTCAGCGAGGTCACGACCGAGACGGGGACAATGGAAGTCTCCGACCCTGAGACCCAGTTGCTTTATGCCGAGGCTCTGGACTGGCTGATAGACCATGAGATGGGTGGGGCCAGTGCCGAGTCACAGACCAGGCTCGAACAAGATAAGGCTCGGTGGCAGGTGACGGCTGCGAGACTTCGGGCAAGGGGTAGTCTGGGGAGACCATACAGTCCCCAGGACCCCAGGACGTATGACCGTTGCTGGGGGATTGATGACGAAGGCGAGACCCCCTACATTATTTTGAGGAACCGCTAATGGCCCGACCTCACGACCTTTACATCAAGACCATTGGGGGAAGCGACATCGGCTTCATGCTTCGCCGAGACCAGACTGGGCGTCGTCGTTACTCCGTCCAGGATGCCCAGACCATTTCGCCTCGGCTGCTAACTGAGGAGCAACTTACCCAGCAGCAACTACCCCCCGACCTGGCATTGACCTTTCCCAACACAAGCTGGCATAGAGGCATTGGGGCTATACGCTATCAGGCCAGCGACCCCGACGTGCTGGCCGACGGCACTCGGATAGACGTGACGGAGCGGGGCGTTATCAAGCTGGCGAGAGACTTGACTAGTCCGAACCTGGATAGTGCTCCCAATGAGTATGTGCCAAGCGGCTTTGCCGTGTCGGGCAGTCAACTATGGGGATTCATAGGACGAGATGTCTACTCCTGGGACTGGACAAATACGACGTGGGACATCGGAACAGAGCCTGTCGCAGCAGCTCGCATCTTCCGCAACGGTGTTTCCTTCGACGGGCGTATCTACGTGCCGTCCTGGGCAGATGATGTGGGTTCAGGGGGCAGCTACGTGAGTGCCGATGAGCCTGTGAACTACCTGCACAAGCTCATCTCCGATGCGGGCTGGACTCTCATGGCGAACTCTGGGCAGACGTTAGAGGGGCCAAAGTACATGGCGGTAGCTGACCAGAAGCTATGGGGCGGGAACTTCACCAGCGCGGCGGACTCAACGGCCAATGTCAACGGCAACCATAATGCCTCTACGACGACTTTGGCTGTCAGCGACGGAACGCAGTTTGCAGTGGGGTATGTTATCAAAGTGGAGTCCGAGTATATGCTCGTCACTGCTGTGGTGGTCAACGACTTGACTGTTGTGCGTAGCTATCGGGGTTCTGCAGGAGCAACCCATGCTAACCTGACAGACGTTTATATTGTGACCGAGAACGTCCATCACGTCCGCTCCACCACCAACGGCTCGTCCTATGCCAACTGGTCAACTCCCACCTCGATAGGGGACTCTGGCTCCCCAATAACAGCCCTGGTGTCGGCAGGGGAGCAGCTTGTCATCATCAAGACGGACGGCATCTACACTCTGGAAACAGATGGGACGGTCACAAACCGTCTCCCCGGTGGGCCGCAGATGGGACATGCCAACTTCGGCAAGGGAGCCTGGGCATGGAATAACCTGGTGTTCATCCCCTTGCACAACGGCGGGCTGTGGGAGCTGGAGACTGAGACCTGGACAATTCGGGACATCTCGTTCAGCCTGTCGTTGCCAGACCAGAGCCAGTATCACGGTAGAGTCGTGGCGGGCGCTGGCAACCCGGGCCGTCTCTACGTTGTTGTCCAGGAGAGCGCCAACACTCTTTATCACATTATGATGGCACAAGACCCCAGCAAGGTTGGACTGTCCGACTACAACTGGACTCAGGTGGGTTCCATAACCTACACCACAGGGACTGATCCCGACCACGCTGCGGCGATGGTGGCGGGGTTGACCAACGGGAGCAACAGCCAAGACCGACTGTGGGTAGGCATGGAGAGTACAGCGGGCAGCGTTAAAGCGTACTATCTGACTAACAGCACCATAGACGTAGCAGACTACTTCACTGCGACTGATGGCGATGCCTACACGGTAGCGTTCGATGCAGGTTTTCCTAACGTGCTAAAACGAGCTAAGGACATTGTGTGTAACACGGATAATCTGGGGGCTGTGGGGGCTACTAACCACCATATTGACGTGCGATACCGAATAGATGGTGGTAGTTGGCTGTACGTCCATACAGGAACGGGAACCAATACTGACGATGGAAGCACATTGGTAGGTGATAACCAGACTATTAACTTCACTGCGGGAGTGACGTTCCGCAAGATAGAGTTCAGGTTCACGTTTGACCGCAAGAGTTCCGGTGATGGCACATCCCCCGAACTCCACGACTTCACCTTCACCTGCCAGTTGAGGATGACTGCCATCAAGCTCCTGCCCCTGTCGCTGTATCTGGCGAATGGGATGGAGTTGAACAATCGCATGGTGGAGAACAGGGCAATCACCAATCGGAACCAACTCAGGACATGGAATACTGGGGCCTCAGAAGTAGTGTTAACTGATACTGAGTTAGGAACGAGAAACATGGTATTCCTACCGGGGCACATGGTGGAAAGAGAAATATCCAAACTTGACGGGCGTTTCCCAGAATATCAAGTCGATGTACTACTCGCAGAGGTAGGGTAGCGATGATACCATTCAGAGGCCCCCGTGGTAATCGTCCCCTTACCTTCCTGGAGCACCTGCGGATTGGCTCTGAGGAACCCCATTACACAGGCCGAGTTACCAGCATGGACGCCCTGCCAACAGCCAGCGTACAATACAGGCGGATGCTTGTGGTTGTGGAGGGTGCAACCGGAGCAACGGACACGCTGTACACCTGCCTAAAGGCAGCCGCGAACACCTACAGTTGGGTACAGATTACGACAGGAGGTTAAGATGGCGAAGCATATCAATCATGCAGAGTACAAGCCCCCATCCAAGGTGCAGATAGCCGCCGAGGAAGGCAAGTACCGAGCCGAAGGCATGGTACGGGATGTCCTGATGAATTCTCCGAAGGTCAAGAAGCAAGTCAAGCATGTCATGGCGACGATGAAGAAGACTGAGAAGCACATCATGCAGTCCATGAGGGAGATGTAAGTGCCGAGCACTTCAAAGCGCCAGCAAGCCGCAATGGGTATGGCTTTGTCCATTAAAAGGGGCGAGACACCCGCATCCAAGGCCAGGGGCCCAGTTCGCCACATGATGAGCATGAAGGAAGCGGACATAGAAGGCTTTGCAAGCTCTATACACAAGACTAAGAAGAAGGTGCAGTAGATGCTAGCACGCTTTTACAGTTGGCTAGTCCAGAAGACCACCAAACGGCAATGGACGTATGTCCTTCGGGATTCGTATCATAATGCGCCCTTAGAATGGCTTGCTATTTGGAGCCTGCTAGTCAGTATATTTGCCAACTTGGTAACAGCCCAATGGGAGATAGCGGTCTGGGCATCCATGAGCACAGGAGCCTTACTTGGTCATCTTTTTTGGGGCAGCAAGTGGAGACGAGGGCAGAAATGACCCCTGACGACAAGCGGATAGGAGTGACCGTCCACGTGGAGTGGAGTTAGATGACAGACCGCGAAGTTCAGATGCTCATGGACGCCATTAACGGTCTGGCCGAGGAGTTCCATGCTTTTACCCTGACCTGTGTGCCATGCCGTGCGAGCGTTAACATCCTGGATTCACAGCGTCTGGACGCCCGTCTGACAAAGGTAGAACGTAACTGGACGCTGCTGGTGGGTGCGATGTTTGGTGGGAGTGTTCTTGGTAGTGGGGGTGTCACCCTGGCACTCAAGTATTTCATCGGGGCATAAGACTAGCCCCGACAGAATCGCCCAGAACGCACGAATAGGGGCATTATCGAAGCCTTGAAGGGTTAGAGGGGTTTACTATCCCATCCCAAGATTACCCTGGGATTCCCGGGTCGTCGTTCCATCAGACGCTCGGCTAAACGCTTCAAAGCTTCACGGCGTTTATCGGACTGTTTCCCCGCCTTAGCCAATGAGTTTAACCCCGTACAAATCCAGTCCAAATCTTCGTCTGACAGCGATATGCGGTGTAAAGCCATAGGTTAACCTGCTCCTCATCGGAATCATGGCGTAGCGAGGTCAATTGTACAATTAACCCCAAGGGGTGTCAAGGCGTTTTCGCCCTACACTCCCGCAGCAGTGGAAACCAAGGCACGCTCTACTGCCATCAATTGCTCATTGCAATCCGAAGCATATGTTGCACAAAGGTCTATTGGGTCTTGGAGTGCTCCCAACCATCCCGTACGCTGTGGCCGGCCGTCCGTTATTGCAGCAGGCATAGGTGCTAACAACTGCTCTCTAATGCAAAGGCTTCTCTGCAAGTTATCCTCTAAGGCCAGCATCAACTTGCGAATCTTCTCGTCAATCAACTCCCTTGGTGTCGAGTCCCTTGCTTCGTTAGACATTACCGACTCCTTTCTTCTTTTGGGCCTATTCTACGCCGTTCTCGTCACCCGCGCTACAAAGGGTTTAGAATGTATCAAAAGAAGA